GCAAGCGTGGTCTTGGGTGTGGTGACATCTTGAGACCCGGTGTCCTTCGTCCAGCCGCCAATCTTCTCTGGGAAGCCGGAGCGGAAGCGCACTTTGTCGGACTCAAACCAGCCGCCTTCGTTCGCAAGGGTCGTGGATTCCCTGTTTACACCGGGTCTAAATTGCAACTTTTGCAGGGGCACGCTATACTCCTGTTCAGCTTGTAACAAGGAGACTATCGTGTTTGTCTACATCTGGAAACACAACAATACCCCGTTTTACGTTGGGTTGACAAAAGAGCATCGAAGAACAAATCCACTTAACGCTGGTGGACGCGGGTGGCTTTGCAGGCAAATGCTGGAAAAAGTTGGGCGTGCAAACGTAGTGGCGGAAATTCATACGGTGGCAACCCTTGAAGAGGGACAAAAACTCGAACGAAGTTTAATTGAAAGCATTGGGCGCGTCCAGCTTGGAACGGGGCCTTTAACAAACTTGCGAACGGGTGGTGATGGGACGCATGGCATGTCTGAAGCGGGGCGAATGGCTACCAAGAAACGCATGCAAGAAAACAACCCCATGTACAACCCAGAGACAAAAGCAAAAGCAGTTGCGCGAATGAACGCCCCCGACGTAAAGGAAAAGTTTTTGGGGGACAACAACCCTGCAAAACGACCTGAAGTACGGGAGAAAATCAAAGCCAAATGGCAAGACCCAGAGTACAGGAACGCTCGCCGCGCAGAAAAAATTGGACGCGCCATACACAGCACCAAACACAAAGAAAATTTACGGAAAAAACTTTTAGACCCGAGCAACCCAATGCGCGAGTACCACAAAGTCTTGAACAGTGATTTGGCGATCAGGGCAAAACGGACAACCGCATTGCAGAGTAAAGAAGTACGCGCCAAAATTTCAGCAAAGATGAAAGCAGTTTGGGCAGAACGTAAGGCACGCACAAAAAGCTAACCCTCTTCTTCGTCTTTGTCGCTCAGGAAGAGCGCACGTTCCGCCTCTCGGCGGCGAACCAAACCTTTGAGAACCTTGCCACCGGCCTTCGTCCAAACCATAAATGCCTCGGCGGCTCCGTCCCAATCCTTTCGCCCGATTTTCTGACGAATCGTGGATCTTTGGAAGTTCCCCAGACCTACGTTAAAGCTGAAAGCCACGCAAGCGTCGAAAGCGCCTTGACGGCCAGACAGATTGGGAGCAAGTCGAAGAACACCACGTTCAAAATTGACGAGGTCATCTTTGAATATACCGACCAATTCTGGGCGGCTCCAGACACGGTTATGCTCCGGGCGAAGCGGGTATTCCGAACGGATGAGTCCTTCATAGCCTTCCTTCCTGACCATCGGCAGTTTGAGTTGATCGTGGTAGATGACATGGCCCCACCCAATCGTCCACATGTGAGCAGAGCATTGATAGGGTTTGTCCCTATAGCCCTCAAACAGGTGCATCAGATGGATGCCTTTGTCGGATGTCTTCACTTCTTGTTCCAGTTACGGCTTCCAAACCAAAATCCAATAATTCCCCCGAGCATTGCCATCTCATCACCACTGAAAATAATTTCGGAATAGCGGATCACATCGTCCACCGTCTGAATCAGACTTGGGTGGGCAAACAGGTAGTAGGTCATGTACAGGTTGATGGCAATCAACTCCAGCACGAACATGTAGGTGACAGTCGGGCGCACAGTGCCCACGTAGTTGACCACCCATTTGCTGGACTTCTCCAGAACCTTCTCATCGTGCGCCAGAGCCGCTTGGGTCATCTGGGCATCGGTCTGCATGGCGATCTGGTCGGCGCGGATCTCTTCGACCTTGGCTTGGGCGGCGTAGCCCATGACGGCCAGCTCCTTCTCGCGGATGGTCTGCATCTCGGCCAGCGCCAGCTCGTGCTTCTTGTCCGCCTTGTCTTGGAAGAACTCAAGGAGTTTGGGCAAACCTGAGATCAGGAGGCCACCTAGGGTTGAAATGAGACTGAGCATTACTTTTCCTTTGCAAGTTTTTCCACTTCCCGACGCAACTTCTCAAGCTTGACAAGCTGCTCCCTTACCTCTGCCTTGGCCCCGAGGATGTCGATGTACATGAAGGCTGTCAAGACCAACAAAAACAGCACGACCGCCATCGACAACATGGCAATCAAAATCCCCAGCGATCCATCCGATCCTTCACCAGAATCCACCATGCGCCCCCGAGATACCCCGCCAGTAGGACGATTCCCACTGCCGCCAAAAGAACGTCCGTTGCCTTGTCCTGCGCCCTTCTTCGTCGCCATCTTGCGTCCCGCTCCGCTTTGACCTTCTGAATCCGAGCCAGCTCTTGCTCCTCGGAAATCACACCAACCATCTTGACCACTCGGGTGTACAGGTCTCCCATCCCGGGGGTCTGATACACCATCACCTGCCTGATCTCATACTGCAACTTCTCCATCTCATCAAGAGCCAGAACTCGGTGCAGTGCGGCTTCCATCAGGTTTTGGTCGGGGTCGTACACGTTGCGGGACTTCTCCTCCTCCTCGGCGATGTGGTTCTTGAGTGCTTCCAAGGCTTTGAAGAACTTGACGAGGTTGTCGGCAATGTCCCGGCGAACCTCAATCTCGTCAAACTCCTGAAACTTCTTGCGCGACTTGGCCTTTGGCTTGGGCTGCTCTGCGGTTGGCTGGGGCTCGGGCTCTCCAAACCACCACTTCTTGAAGTTGCCCCAGAACCCAGTGACCTCAGTGACGATGCCACGGGCCTCATCAATCGCCTCTTTGGCCTCGACCAGATGCCCCTTGAACTCGTTGTAAAGCTCACACCCCTGCTTGATGGCAGCGACAGCGCCTTTGGCGATGGCAAGGAGGGTGAAAGGGTCCACACGTCAATAGCCCCACCAAATGAACACAGCGCCACCAAGACCCGCGTTTGAAAAAATATTGCTGTAGGGCTGCTCATCAGATTGCGAACAGCCACCGCCCGAACCGCCTGCGCCATATCCAGTGCCAGCGGTGTTAGAGGTACTACTCCCCGCTGCGGTAGTTGTTCCGTCCGATCCGTAGGAAAGCAAAGATCCCAGTACCGTGCCCACCGTGGTGTTGATATTGAACCCTTTAGAGCCAACACCGCCAGTCGTGGCAGAGCTAACAGCAGTCCCCCCAGCGTTAGGAGCCAAAAGCTGCGTACCGGTAACTACGCCCCCAGCAGCGCCGCCCGTTGCATTGGGGGCCACAAGCCCCCCGCCCCCGCCCGAAGCCGCAACCACTGTTGATCCATTCACCGAAGCGGTAGTAGAACCCCCGGCTCCACCATTGCTGCCAGAAGAATAGATGCCGTCTCGAAATGTTCCCGCAGTGCCGCCACTACCAAGGGAATACGTAATAGTCTGACCGGGGACGACCAATACACCAAGAACATATGCGTTGCCGCCAGACCCGCCGCCACCCCCACCGGTAAAGTACCCGGCAAAAGATGTGCGACCTGAACCACCGCCACCGCCGCCACCCGGAGCAATAACCAAAATATTGATGGTCGCGCCGGACGTCGCAGGTAAAGTGTAAGAAGTACCAGCCGTCAAAATGCCACTATTCCCCGGAACCTGAAGGTTCCCATTGAACCCGTACCCCCGAGCAGAGGCTGATGCAGCTGAAGAGATGATTGGCATGATCAGGCAAACTTGGTTTGAGAGGCCAGAACAGTGAACGTGGCAGAACCGGTCTTAACGATGGTGTAAACGTATGCGTTAATGGCACTGGCAAAACCAGCAGCAGGGGTCGCTCCGTTCTGCCATTTGGGAGTCACTACGTTACCGTCAATAGACAGCGCGTTCGGATAATAGGCCGTGGAACCACAGGTCACCAGCAGGGCAATCGTGATGGCCTGACCGGTAGACATCACTGAGTTGAGGGTAGTTGACCCATCCCCTCGCACATTCAGCAAAAAGTCGGCTGAAGCATTGCTGGTGTAGTACTGGACAGACTGAGTCTGGACATCAAAGTTGGTGGTGCTGGTTGGGGCAGATGCCGTGATGGTCGCCTTCTCCAGCAAGCCCTGAATGCTGTTGCCCGTGGTGAAGGTGTTGCTTGAGTTGGTCGTCCCGGCAACCGTGCCGCCCGTGATCGCCACGTTGTTGGCGTTCTGGGTGGACATCGTGCCCAAATTGAGCGCCGTAGTTGCGGCTTGCACAAAAGCCGTGGTAGCAATCTGAGTGGTGTTCGTGCCAACGGACGCTGTCGGCGCGACAGGCGTTCCAGCCAGCTCAGGGGAGATCAGATAGGTGACCTGCTGAACAAAGTTTGTGCCGTCAGACCAGACCGCGATAGTCTTGCCAGCGGGGATGGCGACACCAGTTCCTGCCGCCGTGGTGTTCCCAATCACGGTCGAGTTGTAGATCGTGGCCGTGTAGGAGCTGGCGTTCTTGATGATGTACAGCTTGGACACCGGGGGCGCGTAGACGGCAAAGTTCGCACCGGTGGAGGTGTTCAAAGTCAGGATAGCCCGCACAGAAGCGTTGGCTGAAGCCGTGCTGGAAGGCCCGTTGAGGTAGGTCAGCGCCTCGTTTGCCGCCACCGTGGTGACAGATACACTGCCAGCGACTGCTGCCTCCAGCACCGTGGACAGGTTGTCGTTGGTGGTCGTGCCCCATGTGCCCGCCTGAGTCCCGGTGGTGATCAGTTCGATACGAAGATTGCTGGAATAGGTGCTCATGCCATGTCCTTAATTGGTGTCTATGGTTGCGAATTGTCGATCAAACCCCAGTTTGCGTTTTGCGCAGAGACGACTTTGATCCACCCAGACACAGCCGTCGTGTCAGCCAGCCCGGAGTTTTCTACGGCTGTAACTTGGAATTGCGCTTCGTTAGTAATAGAAGTGCGAGAAGTGAATGCTTCATCAAAAGCCACAAGAAATTGCGTAACAGTTGTCTGCGCATCAGCGGAAGTAAGGGCTTCAGCGATAGTGAAGTTGATGGTGTACACGTAAGTGCCAGCATCGGCGGAAGTGAGGGACTCCGCAATTGAAGTGGCAAACTGCGCTGCAACAACTGGAATATCAGCGGAAGATACAGTTTCCGTGATGGACGCCAAAAATGCTGCTTGGGTGGTCTGATCTGATGCAGACGTCACGTTCTCTGAGACTGACTGCGTAAACGCGTACGTCTGGGTGCTGGTGTCCCCAATCGTGACAGTGCCTTCAGTGATACTTACCTCAAACGCAAAATAAGTTGTGTTGTCGTCCCCCGAAATAACATCCTCAGTGGCGGACACAGAAAACTGTACGGGAGCGTACGCATCGTCAGCAAGCGCCATGTCTTCCGTGATTGTTTGATAAAAGGCGGAGCCGATGAAAGAAACGTCATCAGCGTTGAAGTTTTCATAGATCTCAAATACAAAAAGCCCAGCCGTAGAACTCAGATCATCGGCTGTGAAATTTTCAGCCTGAGCCACGTTGTACGCTGTTTGCTGGGTACTCGCATCGCCAGCAACGATGTCTTCTGCAATCGAGAAGGTGTAGTTAGTCCCCGCAAGCGACGCAAACGGTGTTTGTGCAAATGCGGCGATTCCAAACATCAGCTTTCACCTACATGAATCATCGGTTTATATTCTGGGGTAGAGCCGTTGGGAATCATGGACGGATCGATGATGTCGCCAACTCCATCTCCATCGCGCAAAGCGTGGACGCAATACGCAATCGTGTTGTCTTCCAAAGCGGTGAGTTCGTGGACTGCGTTCTTTTTGATGTAGATCATGTGGGGGGCTTTGAAGTCCGTTGAAACCCCATCAACAACAACCCGCATTGAGCCTGAGGCCAACAACGTCATGTGATCAAACACATGAGCATGGCCCTGTTCAATCTCGCCTGCTTTTTTGAAGTGCATCATCTTGACCCATAGGTTTGCTACGAGCCCGATGGATGCTTCCGGCATGTTGACACACTCAGGCATTTCCGCTCCCAATCTCAGTGACAGGCAACTGCCCATAGTCACGGTTGAGCACCGCTTGGGCTTGGATTTGACGAACCATTTCAGCCTCAATTTCTTGCGGGGACAAACGAGATTCACCGCTGGCGGTGAGCCAGCTTTCTGAACCGTCATCGTTAGTGACAACAACCGAACACAACTCCCCGTGGGCGTGCTGTAGATAGAACTCGACAGCAGTACTTGCAATCAATGCAATTGCGCTGTCTTTGTCATTTGCAAAAGAATACTGCGCGGTCTGCGGGTTAAGCACTGCAAATTTTGTTGTCATGTCATACTCCTTTAAGAAACCGCGCCGTAGATTGTGCCGGTCACGAGAATGTTGGCTGTGTACCCATTGAGCGCAATTGCCTTGCCTCCGCTACCGCCGCCACCGTTTCTTCCAGTACCACCGGGAGCGCCCCAACCACCGCCTCCGCCAGCGCCTTGACCACTTGGGTACGGACTGCCGGGATTACCAGCAGAACCGCCAGCACCCCCCGGAGATGGAGATGAGTTTGAATTGCCGCCGCCGCCAGCACCGCCGCCCCCTGCCGGAGTAGAGCTATTGTAGTAATAGCCTCGACCACCTGAACCACCCGTTCCGGGCATGATTCGTCCACCGCCGCCACCGCCGATGTAAGTGTTGTATCCCGGGCTTCCTTTGTATGGTGGCGTATAGAAATACAGAGGGCTTGGGCTACCAGAAGAACCAGCGCCGCCGCCGTTGCTTTGATAACCTGAGCCGTAGGGTAACGGCGCTCCGCCATAACCGCCGCCGCCACCGCCAGCGCCGCCGCCGCCGTGACCGTTGTAGTAGTACTCAGGCCCACCACCGCCACCACCACCGCCAATGTAGCTGTTGTTGGTGATCGTGCAGTTCACACCAAGAGAAATGGCTGGACCACCAGTCTGCGGGCCATAACCGGAGCCCCCAGCGCCAGCACCGCCCTGCCCCATGATGTAGCCGTTGTTGATCAGGACCACGCCGTCAGGGAATGAACCGTTGATGGTCAAGCCGGGAGTGCCAGTCGATGTTGAATACACATAAACGCCAGCCCCCACTGTTGCCGTCACCAGCCCAGTTCCGGTCCAACCAGCGTTAATTGCAAGCGTACGTAAATTTGCGTTGGTCTGATTGGACGAAATGGTGAAATTGAAAGGGGCCGCACCAAACGGCCCACTCAAAATCATCTGCATGATTCCCGTCATGTCACATTCCCACTCACAAAACAAACTGTACTGGAGAGAAACAGAACTGTTGCCACGCCGCGAGTCGCAAGGGTCATGGAAGTTTTGACCGTGTTCGTACCAGAGATGTACGCCGTAGGCGCAGAGCAAGTGATCGTGATACTGCCGGTCGTGTTGTTGGCAATTGTGATGGCATCGCCTTCAGCAAAGGTGCTTGTCGGGATGGTGATGGATCCGCCCGTACTCACCTGCACATACTTGCCCACGTCACCAACGGCCAGCGTATAAGACCCGGTCTTTGTGCCAACAGGAGGCAGATTGCGGAAACCGACCTTGTACCCATTACCGGCGGAATCCATGAAGTTAAAATCGCCAGAGGAAGAGTACAGCGAGATACCGTTGGTTAGATTACCAGCAGGCGCTGTGCCATTAAATAGATCAAGATGGGCTGAACCAACAGTTGCAGTACGAACATCAGTTCCACCAAGCAAGGCGTTTCCATACTCGCTAAACGCCATACTTACGGCACCAGTGGTTTCGCATTTTGTGTAAAGATACCCATAACCACCGCTAACATTTGCGTAGACGGAAAAATCTGGCGGTGGACCACTGACGCTAAACCTGATCTTTGGCTCGCTTGCAAGAAGCTCAAGCGTAGCTGAGGGGTATGTAGTTCCAATACCCACATTACCAGTTGAATCAATCGTCAAGCGGTCTGACGAGTTGGTTGCCAACGTGACAGTATTAGTTGTGGACAAATACATCCCGTTGGTGGGCGTAGAAGACCCGGAAGGAATGAGCGCAGTTGCGGTCACGCTTCCAGCCATGTCGAGGGAAGTGGACCACTGAGGAGCCGTACCAGAGGAGGTCAAAACACGGTTGGCAGTACCAATCCCGAGCTTGCTCAGCGCCGTGCCGGTCGAGTAATAGATCAGATCACCAGCGGTGTATGAAGAGAGTCCAGTACCGCCGTTGGATGTTTTCAACGTCCCCGACAAAGTGATTGCGCCAGACGTTGCAGAAGATGGCGTAAAGCCAGTCGTGCCAGCGGAGAAGGTCGTCACTGCCACGCCAGACAGCGTGGACCACTGAGGAGCCGTGCCCGTTGAGGTCAGAATCTGCCCACTCGTTCCAATGCCCAACTTGGTAAAAGCCGAGCCAGAGGCGTAGTAGGTGAGGTCACCAGCGGTGTAGGAAGTGAGCCCCGTGCCGCCCGCCGCAAGAGGCAAAGTCCCAGCAGTCAATGCGCTGGAGCTGGTGGAATACAAAGCGTTGTTGGCCCCGACAAAACCGGTCAGGCCTGTGCCGCCGTAACCAGAAGCAACGGGAGTGCCGTTCCAGACACCGTTGGTGATGACAGTTGAGCCGCCAAGATCTAGGCTGTTTGTGCCCCAGTTCACCTCGGATGGGATCATCCCAAACTTACCCCACGTACCAGCGACTGTCCCATCAATTTCTAAAAACACTGTGGAATATCCGCCGGGAGCGACTACATCAACCGCGCCACCTGCGTAATCGGTGATCGTCAGATTACCGGTGGAGTCATTATCAAAAATCCAAGAAGACCCTAAAGGCAGCAATGTAGCATCGGGGAGTTGGAACGTCTGGGTAGACGTGCCAATCAAAATCTGGAAATGCGCTGATGCCGCCGTCAACACGGTGGTTCCGCCAGCAGAGGTGACAATCGCTCTGGCTTGGGTGATGCTGTTGACGTTGATGTTTTGATTCGCATCTCGCAGCACAACAGAGTTTGCGCCAGACGAAGCCGTCACGCCCGTGCCGCCGTACGCCACACCAACCGTACTGCCCTGCCACGTACCCGAGGAAACAGTGCCCAACGCGCTGACATTGCCAGACGCATCGAGGTTGACTGATTTCCCAGACGGGTAGGTGACAAAAACAGTGACTGTTCCAGAGAACGTCACTGCACTGCCGGAGTTGCTGGAGGCATAAACCGTCGTCCGAGTCAATGTTGGCCCGGTCGTCGAGTACGTCCCAAGCCCGACTTCCCAATTACCCGACGCATCAGTGGCCGAGTAAAAGGTAGTGTTGCCGTCGCCAACAACAGCGAAAGTCTGAAAGCCTAGGGTCGCACCAGTAAGCGTGAAACTTACAGTGGTGTTTGCCGTGGCCTGTTCTTGGACACGGTTTGCGAGGACCAGAGCCATTTAAGACTCCTTAAGAAGTTGCGGTTGTGCTGTAGGTAACGCTGACGGTGTCGCCTGCCGTTGTGGCTTTTGCAGTGCCAAAAGCGCCTGCGCTGTACAGCGTACCCGAGGTGTTACCTTGAGTGGACGAAGCACCGGAACCCGTGACCAAGAAGCAGCCGCCAACCGTACCGCCGCCACCGGTGATGGTGTAGGTGATAGCCGAAGCGAGCGAAGTGGTCACGTTGGAAGGGGTAGAACCCGAAGAAGTGGCAGAACCAAACACTGCCGTGCCGCGAACAGCCGAACCACCAACGGTGTAGTTGGTGAATTCAGACCAGCCGCCGTGGCTGGACATGGTGTCCGAAGCAGAGAAGGTGTTGCCAGAACCAGAGATCAGGCCGAGGTACGGGCCAACCACTGTGTAAGCGGAACCCTTCAGCAGAGTGTCGAGCATGAGCTGTTTGCCAACAGCAACGACCAAATTGGGGAATTGCTCTTCCCACTTGATGTTGCCATCTTTGTCACGGCACACAACGTGGTAGTGACCTTCGATAGATGTGGTTTCTGCCGTAGAGGCATTGGCGTTCCAAGTGACTTGCGCGTTGTCGCCAAAACCGGAAATTTCCTTGTGCATGATGACTCCTGTTAAGAGATGCGACTAAGCGCATGTGTTGAAGTTTGAATCGATTCTACGTTGTTGCACAACATATGAATACCCTTTAAGCAACCCTCACGATGGCGTTGGTGGCGTCATCAACTGGGAAGGTGATCGTGAAAGTGCTGTTTGAAACCGTCTTGTCAGCACCAAAATCCAAAACCGCTACAGACTTGTTTCCTTGGGTCGCGTTGTAAATCAAAGCCGCTCTTGCGGTGAACGACGCGGAGGCCCATGAGGTGTTTTGGAAGGAGACATACGCCACCGTCCCAGAAGACGCTGGCGGGATGACGGTCAGTGTGTTGCCGCCCGCCGTGTACCCAGTACCCGTCACCTCATCGCTCGTGACGTAGACAGTGGTGGCCGAACCCAAGTTTGCGTTGCCCGTGTACAGGGCAATCTTGAACGTGTCGGTGAGAAAGTTGTGAACCCCCTCAAGCAGCTCAAGCTTGAAGCTCGTGGTGGCCCCTTGCATGATGCTCATGTGACCACCTGCCTATATTGACCAGAACGGTATGCGTCCTGACGCTCCATGCCATCGCCCAGACGCTTGGCCAGAGCAAGTGCTTCTTTGTACTTGCCGTCGTACAGGGTCATCAAGTCAGCTTCACCCTTCATGAAGGTGTACGCCTCAACCAAAGAGCCGTACAGAAGCACGGAGTCAAAGTTGTCGCCCAGCCACGTGTGACCATCGACTGAATCCACAATCGAAACTGGATAGTAGAAGTAGTGCAGCTCGACGCTGTACGCAGCATCTGGAGTGGGGCCAAGAATGAACGACAGTTCGTTGGTGATGACTGGCGTTGCACCGCTCGTGGTCGTGGGGCCAAAGAGGGCGTAGTACTTCGGGATGGCCGTGTCCGTAGGAACCGGATACGCCTGACGAATGAAGTTCACATCCTTGTTCAGCAAAAACTCGTATGCCCCAGCCGCATCAATCACAGCCAGCGAGTACACCGCCAAAAAATCATCGGGGCAAGACAGGTACTTGTTATTCGCTGTCGTCGTCCCGGTCACATTCTTGCGAAGAGAAGGGAACTGAATCGTGTTGAAGATTCGTTGTTCCGCTTGCTTGATGAACGTGTTGATCTGGGTGGTCGAGGTAACACCAGACCCATCGGCCAAGTAGGTCGTTGGGAATTGGTTCTCGGTGTACGACTGAATCGCCGCAACAAGTTCATCGTAGGTCATTCAAACCTCACGCCATCGGGCCACGGGCCATCACGCCTTTGGTTGCGGCTCCAGTGCCACGGATCTTGATGCCGGAAGTCTTGACGGGCGGATAGTTGCCCTTGGAGATGTTCGCGGCAGAAGGATTCAGATCATCAGCCTTCAACGGCTTGGGAGCCGGGGCGGCAGTGACTTTCTTGCCCTTCATCGTGTGGGGCTCGGCGTAGGTAGACGCGGGTCCAACTTCCTTGCCGCCCTTTTTCATGCTGTACTTTGCCATATCAGCCTCCGCGTTTGGAACCGGTCTGGTTCATCACACGGGCCATGTTGCGCCCGTACTTTTTCATCGAATCGGTGGTGACGCCGCCCTT